CTGCCGTATCATCGGTGTATTTAGATGCTTTGTCCCAATCCGAGCTCTCGAAATTACCCGTTGCACGGGATTCGATACAGCGCATGATGTCGCCACCTTCGCCCTGCGTCCAGATGTCACCCACATCGTAGGGTGTAGTCGGTGTTACGACGAATACACGACATTTGGCATCGGCCGTGTCCTGCGCCCGCGCCGCCTCTTGCAGGGCCTTTACCGCATCGCTGTCGGCGATCAGTGTCCATTTATAGGTTCCGTCCTCTTCTTTTACCCACCGCCACGATTTGCCCGCATCGGGGTTCGTCGTCTTGTCGCTCGATATGGTGAAGTGAATCTGCGGGTATTCCGCCGGAGTGATTTTGGCATTATCGGTTTTGCGGATGACAAAAGCTATGTAGGGATTGTCGCTTCCGACGGTATAGCTCTGGCTCCATACGTAACTTGCTATAACCGCTCCGGATGACGCTATCGGATTGTAACCCATCGTATAGCCTTCGCCCACCGACAATACGGCGCCTTTGGGTATTCCTCCGACCGGAGTTTTGAGCCGGATGCGGGTGCTGTCGGCGATTTTGATTTGATCCCAGGTCTTAATGCCGTCGATATAGGATGCACCGATGCTGCCCTGCTCCCAACAGCCTGCGTCCGTCGGGTCGAAATTCGCGGGCAGCGTATTGGTGAACGTGTCGCCGATATGGTTTTCCTGCTCGCCGTCCGCTATCCATGTTTGGGCCGGTTCATTGTAAAGCGAGGGGGTATAGGGATAAAACCAGTTTTCCACGACACCGTCCAGCCGTTTGTTGATCTCGGACAATTCGTCGGGCAGCGTGTTATCGATGTAATCCTTAGCCTGCTGAGCTTTGCGATCGGCGGAATTGGCAGTGGCCTGGGCTTCGGTGGCCGTCTGATCGATCTGTTCGATGTCGAACTCCTTCTGGAACTGTCCCGTTGCGGGGTCGTAGAGCTTGCCTTGCTTCCAGCCTGCCTCCGGGGTGAAGGCCACGCCGACGCCGTTGTCGCCGACCAGCCGGAACAGCTTGCTCCGGGTGTCCAGCAGCGCCTTCTTGTCCAGGCTGCTGATCATACCTTGCAGGTAGATATTATCCAGATAGGCCGAATAGCCCGACATCTGGATCCCGAAGACGGAGAGGTTCGTAAGGTCACCGAACTGCGCGGCGATATTCTCGGCCGTGAACTCCCAGTCGCTGACATTGCGGAGATAACGCTGGTAGGTGCGCGTCGAGTAGCGCGAGCTCCGCCGGGCGGTATTCGTGAACGAGCCGTAGGCTACGAAGGTCATCGATTCCATCGGATCGATCTGCTTGGTAAAGGTGGCCGACAGGGGGCGCAGCTCGTAGCGGAACCGCTCGTTGCGGTCGCCCAGGACCTCCGTGATACGGAAATAGACCGTTGCGAAGCCTGCGAAAGAGAAGTTGCCCCGGCCGTCGTCGGAATCTGCCGTCGCATTGTTCGACGGGTCGAAGTCGTGGAAGATACCCATGCAGATATCCCCGACAGCTACGGCGCCGATCTCTCCCTCTTCGAGTTTGAGCGTTACGAGCTTCTGCTCCTTGTCCACGCTCTCGATCACCCCGGCGCCCGGAGCGCTCCAGTCGTCCCCGACGCTGATGCCCACACGGTTGTACCGAAGCTCCGGAACCTCCAGAAAACGACGGATGAAGAGGCTCTCCAGCTCGCCGGCGCCTCGTCCGTCGATCTGTGCACCGAAGCCGGTGATGCCGCTGGCGAAGTCGCTTGTCCGGAATCCCTCGTCGAGTTGCTGCCGCTTAAGGAATCGGGTGATTCCTTCGACCGTACCTCCCCGGCGCTTGTTCAGAAATTCCCGTTCGCTCTTACGCGACGAATAGAGCGTCGTGTCGCTCGCCGGTGTTTCCTCCCACGATTTAATGATGTCAGGAAATTCCGATGAAACCTGCCGGGTTATCTGCGTCACTTCCGAAATCTGATTTTCGATGCGGGAAATACGGCCTGTGGAGAGGACATCGCTCATTTTAAGAGTCATGCTTCCGGGCTGAACGACGGAGCGACTGATCGCGACGATACGGATATCGCGATATCCGGTATCGGGAAAAAACTTGTCGCTTCCGAGCCGAATCCGTTGCCCTGGCTTCAAATCGAGGTTTCTTTTATCGACAACCGTAAAATCCGTCGATGCCTGGAACACGGATATATCTTTACGGCTGTCGGCCATAAAGGTATCTACCGCAGTTTTGAATTCCTGTTCGGCCGCAGGATAATAACTGTCCGGCATACTGATATTCCAGAGCACGTATTCGTTCCCGGGAGCCGGGACCAACGGTTCCGACGGCAACTGCATATCGTTGTCGTAGGGCCATTGGGTGATGATCTCGAATTCCTTCTTTTCCGAGTCGTAATTCACTTCGAACTCCCGTCCGCGAAGCTCTCCGGTCTGAAAGGTCACCCGTTTGACGAGGCCGCCTATTTCGTATTGATTGGGATCGAACGGAATGTCGGGATCGGTGAAATACCAGACCGTAAACGGCGAGCCGTCATCGCTTGTGCGCTCTTCGGACCGTACGGAACCGACCGTACCGATCCGGCGCGGATATATCGCATCGAACGCTTCCTGCTCGAAATATTCGATGATACCGAGGTGGGTATCCTGTTCGACGTACTTCGCCCCGTCGGGCAGTTGCAGCCGGGCATATCCGTACCGATCCGGATCGATGTTGCGGGAGGAGCCTACCGGGAAGAGCCGAGTGAAAAATTTCACGCCATCGGCCATGCTCCGTTCGATTCCTCCGGTCAATCCGTTGCCGTAAGACAACGGGACAGGCTCGCCGAACTCACAGCGGGATATGTTGAGCGTCATCCCGTCGAACCACCACTCCGTCCCGGCGGCAGACGACAGTTCCGAAAGAGCATCGGAGGCGTACTTTCCCGTATATTCGATATCGATGTACTCCGATACGACCACTTCTCCGACTTTCCATTCGGTCGTCCCCATTTTGCGGTTCATGTTAGCGATAATCAGCGCCGCATGTTCGCGTGCCGGTGCCGTGAGTGTCAGAATCGGATTGTCGTCATCATCCGGATTGACCATCAGGACCTGCGTGGTGAGTCCTTCGACCCCCGACAGTTGCACCGAGTAGCTCCATTCGCTGTCGCAGTTCATCTTCGGCTGATAACGTTCGAGAATCCAATAACGCCGTCCGAGGAAGTCCGCATAATCGTAAACTTCGAGCGTGACGCATTCGAAGGCCGTGAAGGAGAGCGAGAGGACACTCTCCTCCTGTATGCCGCAGGTTGCAGCACTGTTACTATCGGGAGAGGCCGTCAGCTTCAGATTCCCTTCTTTCGAATATATTTTGAGTTCCATTTTTTGAAGATTTGAACGTGACCTTTAGATCGACGCAGCGAGTTCGAATGTCGGCTTCGGCTCCCGGAATTTCACCGAGAAGGTCGCTGCGACCTCTCCCTTTCCGAATGGCGCCAGTTGTGAATAATCCGAAAATCCGGTCATATAAACCCGGAATTTCAGCCCTACGTCCGTCAGATGGAGCGCCAGCCACCCGTCGTCGCCCTCCTTGAGAAATTTCACGAACGAGGCGTAGCGCGTGAAGAACGAAACATCGTTCGAGGCGACGATGGCGAATCGCAGCGTGATATCGCGGGCTTCATAAGTCTGCGTCAGTATATCGGGCATACGGACACCGTCCTCCTCCTGAATGGAAACCTCCGCCTGCTGCTTGAGAGCCGGAGGTGCAAGCAGCGAATCGTAGTTGTCGTGTCTGTCTTCAGCGGTTTCCGCGAGGAAAGCCCCGAAACGGGCATATACATCCGTTTGGTTGATCAGCAACAGTCCTTCGAGTATTTCAGCCATAATCAGATCGCTTTTAATCCGTCGCGTTTTATGGTTTGCAACAGTTCATAGATTTGGGGTATCGGTTCGGTATTTTCCCGGATGGCATTCATCGCTTCGAGTGACCCTTTGAGAACCGGGACAATACCTTCGATGTTTTCGTCGATCTTCGCGGAATGGATCTGTACCGATGTGACCAGTCCTTCGACGCGGGAGAACGAATCCTGCGTTACGGTCTGAATGGCTCCTGCCTTACCGCTCTGCTGCGAAGTGCCGGCTTCCTCGTCGATTGAAAGTCCGTTCTCTTCTGCAATGCGGCGGAACTCTTCCCACAGACGATTGAAATCGTCCTGTTGCTCCATGGCATCCGAAACCAGCGATTTCATCGTTTCGCTCCATTGAGCGAACCGCTCTTCGTCGGAAAGGTCGCTCTGCATGACCTCTTCGATGCGTTTTTGGGCATCTTCGAATACCTTACCGAGCGTACTCGAATAGATCATATCCTTGGCCAGCGAGCGCAGGGCCTGCCCGACGCTGTCGGCAAAAGTATCCGCCGCATCGGTGCCGTTTTCGAAAGCATCCACCAAAGCATCGGTAAGCGTACGGCCCAGATCGCCGAAAATATCCTGCAAATAATCCCGGACCGCAGTCAATGCCTCTTCGTAGGTTTCCCAGTCGTCCACCATTTCGCGGAGCATCTCCTGATTCTCCCGTGCCAGGTGCTGGAAAGTTTCTCCGCCCTCTTCGACGAATTGCCGGAGCGCGTCCATATCGACTTCGCCATCCGTGAATAATTCGGGAAGCAGCGAACCGAGGGACTGATATTTTGCCGAGCGGAACCAGGTCGAGTGACGTGTCTGAACCTGCATGTTGGCGATCGAATCGGCAATGTTCTCCCAAGTTTTTTCATACCTGAACAGCCCCGAAAGTCCCGTGCCGGCTCCGCCTCGCCACTCTCCCGGCAACTGATATTTTTCTTCCCCGCGCGAGAGGATTCTCTCCCGGACTTTCTCCAGCTCTTCAAGCGAGGTGCGCACTACATCGATATTTTGCTTGTAACGGTCGTACACCCGATCCCCGAAGATATTGTCGAATTCATCGGAGTCGATACGGCTGCGCTCTTTCATGATCCGAAGTTCTTCGTTGAACTCGCGGGCCAGACGAAGGTTGCGCTCCATCGAAGTTTCACCGCCCTCGAACAAATTGACAATAGTGGTCAGCGCACCGATACCGGCAGATATGCCTCCGAGAATTCCGGAGGCCATGCCGAGCGTGTTCGATGCGGCTTGAGCTTTCCGGTATGCCTGAACGGCATTGATGATTTGCAGGGTAGAGCCGGCGATATCTCCTGCGGTGGCGATGATGGTTCCTCCGGCTCCCCCGACGGCATCGCCGACCTCATTGAAAGTGCCGATAACGTCGGTCAATACGCGGTGAAGCTCCGTCCAGGAAGTCGTATCGGTAGTTTCCTGTTCCGTTTGGTTCTGTTTTTTCGCCAGTTGCTGTTCGGCCTTGCGGAGTTTGGCCCGCGCAACGGCGATGGCATTACCATCATCCGGCGTCTCGCTTTGCAGGTTCTCCAGCTCTTCCTGAGCTTCGATCACCAGGCTTTCCAGCTTTTTGACCGAGGCAGTGACGACCCGGTCGGCCCAGGCTTCGAATTCCGGGAACTGGCTTGCAAATTGTTCCGTGAAGTCGTCGAGCGCTTTTTGTTTGGCTTCCCGAGCGAGTTGCTGGGCCTCCGGATTTGAGGCAAGAGCGGCAATATCCTGATCGTATTTCCGGGCGATTCGCAGACGCCCCTGCTGGTAGGTTTCGTACTTCTCCAGCAACTTGGCGTATGAAGCCTCCTCTTTCTTATCGACATCCGCAAGCTCTCTGTCCCGAATTTCCGCAGCTTGGGCTATTGCAGCGGCCGTGCCGGCCATAAA